AGTCAACTCGCCTTCAGTGTTTGCAATGATAGTGACTGCTGTATCAGCAACCTTAGCATTTGCATCACCACGGACGGGCTTAGGCACATGTAGCTTGTCGCCTTTCTTGCCAGTCATAGCAAGCTTCTTGACAAGTGGAGCCATCTTCAGGTTCTTTTGGTAAGCAGCAATAATCTCGTCACTCCAAATTTCTGGAATGAAAGTATTCGCCTCTGTCTTCGCAGTAAAACCGGCTGCGCCCGGAAAAGTTGCAGTAGCCATGTCAATCTCCTAGATTATTTGACTCGACCCTCCGCATAAGCTGCCATAATTTCTTCGGACAAAGCTTGATAACGGTCAGGGTCATTCTTCATTAGTTTAATAATGTCGGCCCTGCGATATACCTTTTTACGTGATCCCTCAGCACTGCCTCGTGCATTGCCTGTATTAGCTGCCTTTAATGATTGCTTACGTGCCTGTTTTTCAACATTAACGGTTTGCTGTGCAACTGTCTTACGTTCTTTCCAGAGTGAAAACAGTTCGTCAGCAGCGTCAGAATCATACTGTTGGTCAGCTTGTACAAACAACTGAGTCCTAATCTTAGATGCCTTAATCCATTCTGCAAACTTAGGGTCACTAAGAATGTCTTGCATATCTGGATGTTTAGCTTGAAGGGTAGCAAGTGACGACTGCTTTTTGTACTGCTGAGTGTATTGCTGTGCTTCTCTAATCTTAGGATGATTCTCAATAGCACGATTAACTGCGCCTTGAGGATCTGTAAAATAGTCTATATCGTCTTCAGGCTCAACGTGTTGCTGTTGAGGTGCTGTTTGTTGTGGGGCTTGATTAGAAATATAATCGTCCACAACTTTACGAAGTTCGCCTACTTCAGAAGACTGACGACCTAAAAGCTTTTCAGCTTCTTGGTGCATCTGTACTACTTCTTCTAAAGACTTACCTTGGTACTTATCTGGTAAACTTTGTTCTTCGGCTTGAGGTTGCTCAACTTCTGGTTCTTGTTGAATCTCGTTAACTTCGTTTTCAATGGCGTCCACGTTTTCCTCTTCAGGTTGTGGATCAAGCATTGTTGCTCGTGACATAATTAAACTCCGTGATTATAATCATTATGGAGAGGATTTTTTACCTGCTTTTTCGTGTTCCCTAACCCACTTCATGTGCCGCCCCGGAAAATCTCCGGAAGCACCTTCGAGGTGGAAAGACGGGGCAGATACCATTTTTGTAGCGTTAGCACCGCAACCGCACCTACTGGTTGTAGTACCACTTTTTACAAAATCTTCAAAGACATGCCCGTTAGTACAACGGAAGTCATATATTTTAAACATCTACAAGCTCTTCTTCTTCTGCTTCGGCTTGGTCCCTAGCAGCTTCTATAGTACCCTGTAGATTAATTACTGTGGCAAAAGCAGCTACTTGACCTTTACGAAAGAAGAGATCTTCTACGTCTTTTACAGTCTGAATATCTGCTAGTTGAGTAGCATTAGTAGAAAGTTCTTGAATGAGTTGTTTGAAACCTTCGTGATTGAAGAGTTCGTTGTAGTTATTAAAATAAGTTTCAAGCTCAAGTGTCATAAGTTTCTCTAAAGTTGTTTAACTATAGTTTTATTATATCATACTTTTTAGGGTTTGTCAAGCGTTTCTTGTGGTTTTCCTACGTTTACCTGAAGCTGTGACTGCATGTTTAATTGCTTTAGGGCCAGTCTTACGACGAGAAGAAGAAGCTTTTTCAGCCTTAGTCATTTTAGCTGCAACGGCTTTAGGCCGACAAGAAGGATAAGGACGGTCGCTGTTGTTAGCTGATTTACGACCACACGGCTTACCAGTCTTAACGTCAACCCACTCTTCGTTAAACCATTTAGTTAAACCACCCGAAGGCTTTTTTTTCTTTGGTTTACGAGCGCCACCAGTAGAAACACGTCTAGGCATATGTACCACCTCTGCGTTGATACTCTTTAGTTAACCAACCAGAAGCATAAGCACTAGGCCAAACATCAAACTTACGTTTAGCTTCTGCTTTAACTTTAGCGTACAACGCCTTGTTTTTAGGAGTAGGTCCAGACTTCTTAGATTTTGCTTTAGCTTTAGCCATTTTAATAACTCTTAGGCTTTTTTACTTTCTTTTTCTTTTTACCAGCGTGATATGGCATAGTAATCTCCTTACTTTTTACCTTTATGAACTTTTTGAACCTCAAAGTTAGCTGACTTAGAAGCTCCTGTGTGTGGTTTGTAGCCGTCTGCTGGATCTTTCATTAGCTTATAGCTACTACCGCTTTTCATCCAATGATAGCCTTTAGGCGCTGCAACTTTCATTAGCTTCCTCTTTTCTTTTTCATAGGTATACCTGCTTTTGCAGCTGCTGCTTTCATTTTGCGGTCCATCTCACCCTGCTGCATTTGCTCTATCATTTTTCGACGATTAGCTGCAGAAGGTAAAGCAGAACCAGCATTTTTATATGCTTGCCGCACTATAGCTTCTACTTCTTCTTGCGTAAAACGTCTTGGTTTATTAGTACCGGGCATTATTATCTCCTTACCAATTTTTACACGACCAGTATCGTGCTGTCAGTTTACTAGGTGGATTTGTGTCACACTTGTGACGTGCTCTAAACGACTTACGTCTATCTGGTTGATCTTTTTTAATAGTCATGTTTTTGTCACCAAAACGTATAGTCTTAACTGTGTCACCGTCCTTGGCAACTACTACAAACTTTTTAGTAGGATGGTTAGGCGTCCGCTTCGGTTTGTTGTACCCGCTTACCCCTGCTCGTGCTAGTTTTGGGTCTTTGCTCTTGGGCATTAGACAACTCCTCCACCTTGCGTTCCAGTTCCGTTATTCGTTGGAATGTTCCCTGAAATTCGTTGTTGACTCTCTGTAGGAGGAGTCTCAGTTCGTGGTCTGTCAGCATTTGTTTTACCTTCTATTTGTCGTTTTTTAAGGAGAGTATCTGCCACTCTCATGCGGCGTTCAAACTCTTTATCTTCTGCGTCACCTTCTCTAAGGTTTCTAGTGACGGCGTTAATACGGTCAATCTCAAGTTCCATAGGTACAGCTTGAGCTTCTGCAGCTAACTTAGTAGCCCTCGCTTGTGACTCTTGAGCTTGTGACGACAACAACTGTGTTTGTGACTGCTGGAACTGCATCTGCAATTGTTGTATTTGTTGTTGCATCTGCTGGGCTTGAGGGTTAGGTTGTGAAGCTTGGGCCAAAGCAGCAACTAGTTCTTCACGGTTAGACAGGTTCATATTGTCAACAACGGACTGAATCAGTGTGTTGTACAACGGTGAGTCCTTACCCATAGTTTGCAGTAACTGTACCAACTGAGTTACTTCGTACTCTCTTGCAATAATACCTAAAGTGCTGCTTGCGTTAAACTTGTAGTCAGCTACTGGATAGTTCTCAGGGTCAAACTGCATGTAACGATACGCTGCTTTCTTAACAAACGGAATCAAGAAAGACTGCTGGAAGTTAATTAGTGTGCGCTTATGACGTTTAATAATAGCGCCAAGAGACATACTAATCCCAGCGGCAGTACTCTCGCCATTAACAGAGCCTGCGATTCCTGCTGAGTCAACGGCTCCTGTTGCTTGTTGTACCATCTGCTGCAAGGCTCCTGCCTGAGCAAAAGTGATTTGACTAACTTGACCAAAGTTGAACGGTTGAAGTACTTCACGTGGGTCTCCGTTGGTTAGGATCATCTTACCGGGTCGTACTTCTGGCTTTGCACCACGTGGTAGACGAGTAGCATCAATAGCCATCATTGGATGAATTGTTAAACTTAATGCATCGATTCTAGCTCGTAGTTCGGTGTCAAGTGCTTTTTGTGAATTGTAACCTTTTTCACATACGCCACGACCCCAGAAGCGTCCGGGTACTACGTCCCAAGGAAAAGCAACTACAGGTCTGTCCTGCATCATATAAGGACTAGCTTCTGCCTTAAGTAGAATACCACCGTTAGCAATGACTACAACGGCCTCTACGTAACGTGAACCTTCTTCCCCTTCTCCTTCTATTTTTTCTTCGTCATCGTCTCTTAGAGCGGATTCTAGAAGCTCTCGTGGCACTAGGCCATAGTACTTAGTAAGACGTACCTTGTCGTCATTATAGATTGTTATGTCTTGGTCAGGTTCCAGATCAGTGTCAGGAGCAGCAGAACCAACGTACACGTCACGGTACACGCCTTGTTCTTGTAACAGTTCTACATGGTGCTTGCTTACAAACTCATCTACAGCTACACCCATAGCGTCATCTACAGACGTAGCTACAGGATCAATCAGGAAGTTCTGAGGTAGTACAGGCTTAAGCTTAACAACAACACGGTCAGTAATGTTTACGCCTACTGCTTGCAAATCACCGCCCATAATAGGCTGTGTAGCAGGCGACATCTCCTTCATTTCTTCAATGATAATTTCACCAATGCCTGTACCAAAGACCGCTGAGTTAATTAAACACTCTGCAACAGCCTTACGTACCATACAGTTTTCAAAGTCTTCAGTCAGTTTGTTACGCAGGAATAGTACATCTTCTTTTTGCGTATCACCTAAGTTGTCACTAACATCAAACCACTTGCCACGACCAAACGTAGCTTCTTCTAACTCAGCAACATTAGACTCGACAGCCTGCTGTAGTGCAGGAGAAATAATACGGGAACGCTCAGACTTACGGTCACTGTCAGCAGGATCCCATATGCCACGCCAGAGTCTATAATACTCTTCAAACCTTGCTTCATAATTACTTTCGTAGTAGTCCCTCCAGTCTTCACACTTGGTTATAACCCAGTCTTCAATTGTTTCTTCAACCATAAGAGGGTCTTGTTCATATAAGTCAGTCATATTAGTATCCTACTTCAAGCCTAAATCTTGCTTTAACTTTTCTACTTCTGCTTTAAACTTAGTACCATACGGTAGTCTTTCTGTAGGCCACGCCTGCATAGTAGGTACTGATGAATTTTTACCGCCTAACAAATAACCACCAATAATTTGATCTAATCTAGAATGCTTTGCCCATTGTTCAAAAGGGCGTTTTTCACCTCTATCTTGCTCATAGCGATACGATTCTCTTAACCATTTTAAAACTTCGGGATCATTAACTGCTGTTGTGTAAAGTTTTTCTGCTCTTTCTGGATCTATTTCTTTTATTAAATGCAAACCTTCGCCAATTAACATTTCTTGAATATAGTTTTGTCCGGTATCTGGGTTGTCTTTGAATTTTTGATGATTTATGTAAATTTTAGGCGCTCCTGTTGGAGAGTCGCCTCCTATTTTTGTTTCTGCCCACCTAAAGTCATTACCTTTAAACTCAGCGGCAGATTCTTCTTCTGTGGCCTGATATTTTTCTAAAGCACTAAAAAACTTATCTTTAAATGTTTTTTCATCCATATCAGTATCCCGCCACTATGTCTAAAATATCATGGTCTTCTATTTCGTAGTCATAGTCATACGCTACGTTAGCCAATTGGTCAATGTACGCTAATGCGTCCACCAAGTCATCATGGGTCAAAGGGTCAGGAAACTGAAAGAGCTGGTCTAGAAAACGACTATTCCACTCTCCCTTGTTCAGAGTAATGTACCCATTTTCAAAGCGTCCCTGCAACGCCCACATTACCCTGTCGGTCTTCTTCTTGTTACCGTGTGTTAACTCTTCAACTCTAAAGAAGTTCCCGTAACGCTTCTGTAGGTCCATCAGAGGCGACATAACGGCTTGCTTTGCAATACCTCTTTCGATTCCCACCGACACGGGACGATAATCTCTAACGGCCTGAAATATCTTAGCTGCTGTTTCGTCAAGTGACCATCTGCCATATATGATATTGTCAACAAACCAACCATGCTCATTGACCTTAACCACGGCAATCGCTGTGTCGTCAAGCTTGGTATTCTTTGTTCTCTTCTTGTTGACTTCTTCAAAGCCTGCCAAGTCAACAGCAATGTAATAGTCTCCTATTTCCGGCTCATCCTGACTAAAGCGTACCCAGTCTTCCTTAAACATCTCTGAACCACGGGCTTCAAACGACGCCATAAATTCCTGACGAAACGCATAAGAAGACATAGAGCGCTTTGCAATA